TCATGACTAAATGTTTCAAGCGCCGCATTGGTTATGTCTTGCATCAATAAAACTTTGTCGGCTTCTCCTCCTTTCGCTCCGTGTATTGTTGACATTGTTATACGAGGATTTTTATTTAGTGTCTCACCATTCGCCCTCATGTTACGAATGTAGTTTTCTGTAATAGGATCAAGACCTTCAAATGCTTCATACCAAACATCTTCTGTAATTAAACCATGTTCGGCTTTACAGTCTTTTATTAAATATTTTGTGTCAGAATGTAATGTTTTACCTTTTCTAAATCCTTCTAATACATTTGATCCAAGGTATTCATATATGTTTTTTATTTCTAAATGATTTAATTGTGCACCTTTACGCCAGGCTTCCCAATTATTTAATGCTAATAAAAGTTTGAGAGATATAGAGTTACGTCCTTTGTAAGAATAATACCAGCCCTGCAACTCACATAAATCTTTTGCATCTTCTAAAAAATAATTTGCAGAAGATAATACTAACCAGTTACCCTTTGACATATCTACTTGTGTTATGTCAGAATATCTACGCAATACTCCTTGTTCTGTTCTTGGTTTATACTCTTTGTTAAATCTACTTTGAACTTGTCCTATTATTTTTTGTGAGAGTTCATGTATTGGTCCACCAGGTATACGATAAGATTGATCTAATACTTTAATATCATTAACCTCTTCTTTTAAAGCTATGAAGTGATCTACATCTGCACCTGCCCATTTAAATATAGCTTGGTCGTCGTCACCAGCTATGTAAGTTTTTTCTGCATCTCTCCAAATCCTTCTCACCATTTCCCATTGCAACAAAGATAAATCTTGTGCCTCATCTATGAATAAAACCTTGAATTTATTATGTTTTTCTCCCCTAATGAAATCCTCTAATAAATCATTAAAATCCTTTAAACCTTTTTCTTTTTTAAATCTCTTCAACTCTTCTGCTAAAAGATATAAGGTATTGCGTTCAATATCTAAAATGTTTTGTCTTGAGTCATAATACTCTAACAAATCCATTCTTTTAACAGCCGCTGTATTTATTATTGTAAGGTATTCATTGTCAGAATTAAACGTGCCATCGCTGTCAGAAAACTTAGCTGTCTTAATTGGAATGCCACATTTCTCACCAAACTCTTTGTAATCCTCAGCGCCCAACATTTTTTCTTTTGTCATTCCTAATTGATTAAATGCATATGAGTGTAAAGTTCTAAAATATGCCAAGTCGTTCTCTATGTCCAGGCCAAACTTATCCGCGGCCCTCGTTGCTGCTTCCGTTGCAGCTTTTTTCGTGAATGAAAAGTATCCTATCTGTTTTGGTCTAATCCCGTTTTGGATAAACTCATCTACTAAATTCAGTAGAGTTGTGGTTTTTCCTGTGCCAGGTGGACCTAGTATAATGGTCTTCATACGCTTGTTTTCTACACTCCTTTGCTTTTTTCTTTTCTCCGTTATCCCATAACCATTTAGCATGTCTTATAAAAATAACATTCTTATCTGTTCTCATTAAAAATTCTCCTGTTGATATGGCACCTTAGATACAGATGCATCTGTTTGTTTCATTGTTTCTATTTTAATTAATCTAGGTTGTTGTTTTTTTATTCTAACTCTCTCTTCTCCTACAAATACATCAAGTTGTTTTATTAAGTTACCTGTTTGATTCTTGTCTTTTTCCCAATGATTACGCTTACAAAAATTAAAAAAGTCTTCCATTCTAAAATAAGTAAACTCTCTTTTCTCATCTGTGTATGGTAATTTGTTTAATATATCATCCCAAGTTCTTGCTGATTGTCTATTGGTTGTCCAGTCTTGTAATAAATTTGTAAGTTCATTTACTGGATCTAAAGACTCTAAAGGTTCTACTTCTTGTAAACCTGTCATCATAGGTTTTAAAAAATGTTGCTTCCAATCTTTTGGTTTTGGTACAGGTACAACTAAATTAGCTTGATCGAGACATGCCAATGCAAATAGTTGTGGACTATAAAGTTGTTCTGATTTTAATTGTATTCTCTTTTTGTCTACATCTAAAAACCATTCTGGTGGTTTAGATGCATACTTTGTAAGACTACCTAACATTGGCATTTCTTCCTCACCAAAACCCACACCAAATCTTTTTGTTCTACACAAACCAGATTGACATACTGCATTTATTGGTGAGTCTTTACATCTATATTTATCATAACCTTTTCTGTTTACAGATTTAATTAATTGTTGCACTTCACTATTACTAAGTGCAGGTTCCATGTATTTTAAATTTGCCTCTACAATTTTATCCTCCCATGTATCCGGGCTTGACTGTTTGTAGTACACAGCAATATTAAACAATGCGTTATTTCTAGAGCCTTGTCCAAAACCTGTTGTTGCAAGTTTATTAAGACAAGGAGGCCCCATAGGAAATGCTTCTTCTATTTTCTTTTCTTCTGTTTTGATTGCTTCGACTTGTTCTTTTGTGCAAGCCCAAACATCATAGAGCTTATAAAATTCCTCAAGTGTAGTAGGGTAAGTTTAAAAAGTTACCTGTATCCCCACGTTCTACAAGTATCTCTGTTTGTTTTGGAAATATTTCTGAGCCTTCATATCCAAGTATGATTGCCATTTGTTTTAATTTTGATTGCATCAAAGATGCAGGGATATTTTCTTTGGTAAATAAAAATACATGCGCTCCACCAGATTTACTGCGGCAGACTATTAAGGGTAATTTATGATTCCTAATACTTTTAATGAGGCTAGTGTGATCAAAGTTATATTCGTCAATATCAATGCAGCCCCACCTACAACCATTATCTTCTGTAATAGGGATGATTCCAAGTGCTGGTCCTTTGCCTTCAAGATGATTTGCCCAGAGTTCGTCTGTGACTTGTCCACGAACAATAAAAGCTTTGCCTTTTTGTTTGCCGTTGTCACCCCGTTCACCTGGTTGGTATTGTCCATATGCTATTTCTAGTCCTAAAAATATTGATTTAAATTTATCTATTATCATTTCTTTTTTCTTTGTAAAGGGGAATCCGCTGAACAAGTAGATCCCCCTATCATTATAACATTAGTAAGGACTTGAGTCTCTTACTTTCTCTTCCACATCTGCTTTTGTTTGAACGTTCCCTTTAGATACATTACCAGCAAAATCTTTTGCACTTAAGTACAAAGACTTGTCGTTTTGATCTAAAATTCTGTCCTGTGTCACTACCCAACCAAACCACGAACCTTTGTCGTTTTTTTGTAGAGTAGATGCCAATGTGTAGACAACCCCATGCATTGGCGGAATCACAAAACCACCTTTGCCGTTAGGTATTTGTGTGGTTTTCATCATAGAATTCCACTTTTTACTAACGTTTAATTGAGTTGACTTCATTGTTATTAAAGCTGGTGTATACCCACCAGTTTTAGTTTCAACCATTACAAAGTAAGATGCAGTCTCTTCAAGATAATTACCATTCGGTAACCTAATCTTTGAGCCTTCTCTCTTACCTGTACCGATCACCGCGCTGTTCGGTAGGTGAATTGCCACAGGTGCCCCTGGACCATCCCCTCTATCCGACCATTCTGGATAATCTTTTTTGTAGTAGCAAGGAATAACCTTGATACCCACCTTACCATCGTACAATTCGTTGGTAACAGTGTTATAGATCATGCCTGGTTTAGCATCCTCTATATACTTAGCATCACCTTGTGTTACTTGTGGTGATAGTTGTCCTAAGATTCTGACAAACGGTAACGCCATGTCGTCTTGCGTCATGTTCTCAAAACCTTTTGATACATCATCACCAAATAACGCAAGTGATGTTTGTGTCTTAGCTTTTATTTCATTAGCCATTATACATCCTCCATTATTTTCGAGTTATTTTAGTTTTGTCTTTAATCCAAGTACTAAAGACATCGGAAGGCATATCGAGCCCGGACTCGATACGCTCCCTAAATAGGGCAGTTAATGTAGCCCAGGCCACATCAGATTTCTGTTGTGGTTCAAACCCATTAGCTGCCGCAAGGTCCAACAATTGTTTC